ATGCCATCAACAAGGGATAAGCTCATTACGGACAATATGCGGCTCGTCTACCATATGTACGGAAAAATCGGTGATGGTCCCATAAAGGAAAACTACAAGGAAGATATCATCTCCGAGGGAATGCTCGGACTATGCAAGGCGGCGGACACCTTTGACGAAAGCAGGGGGGTCCGATTCAGTACATACGCGGCTATGTGCATACGGAACGCAATGCTGATGTTTATCCGAAAAACGAGCAAATACTATCCTCACGAAGTATCGCTGAACATGGTAATAGGCAGGGACGCCGAAGACAGCGTACTTACTCTTGCCGACGTCATAGAAGACGAAAGCCAGAGCGAAGATGAAATCATCACTCGAATTATGCTAAAAGAGTTCGAGGAAAAACAAACCCCGAAAGACCGAAAAGTACTTCGAGAGATACGTCAAGGAAAGAAACAAAGAGAAATCGGTGAAATTGTGGGGATGAGTCAAGCACAAGTTTCAAGGCGAATTCGCAAAATGCGGGAAAAGTTTCGGAATTGACAAATTATATGCTGGACTTTCGATTGCCTTTACGGTATTTTGTTTGACTTGATAGGAGGTGGCAACCATGACCAAACCAAGGATTGAAATCCATAGTCGAGGTCCGGAAGGAAACATCTATTTTATACTCGGTAAAACAAGAGACGCGCTCCGCCGGGAAAGGCGAATTACGGCTTATAATGATATGTGGGAGAGGGTACAAAAGTGCGAAAGTTACCCGTCGGCTCTTGCCGAAATCCGCAAGGAAATAGACCTTATCGACCTTGACGGAGCGTTCTAATAACAAATAAGACATGGAGAGAGCAATGTCTCTCTTCTTGTCGTTTATGGAGGTTGAATGGGAGAGAGTAAGATAATTACAAAACCAAACGGCGAACTATTCAACCCTGACCTTGCACAAAGGGCAATCACTTTCATCAATATGCTCAAGCACACCAAAGGGGAATGGCACGGCAAGAACTTCGACTTGTTGCCGTGGCAAACCAAGATTATATCGGACGTATTCGGGACCGTTAAGCCAAACGGATACCGACAATACAACACAGCCTATGTCGAAATACCGAAGAAACAGGGCAAGTCAGAACTCGCCGCCGCTGTCGCACTTTATCTCCTTGCGGGTGACGGCGAGTGGGGTGCTGAAGTATATGGATGTGCAGCCGACAGACAACAGGCATCGATTGTGTTCGATGTTGCTTGTCAGATGGTAGAGCAATGCCCGGCATTGAAAAAACGAATCAAACCGATAATTTCGCAAAAGCGGCTCGTGTACTTGCCACTTAACTCGTTCTATCAGGTGCTTTCGGCAGAGTCCTATACCAAGCACGGACTCAACGTTCACGGCGTCATATTCGATGAGTTACACGCACAGCCGAACCGAGCATTATACGACGTAATGCTACACGGCTCCGGTGACGCACGAAAGCAACCGCTTTTCTTCCTGATAACGACAGCCGGGACGGATCGCAACTCGATATGTTGGGAAGTCCATTCCAAAGCCAAGGACATTATAGAGGGACGAAAGCACGACAAATCGTTCTATCCAGTAATATACGGAGCGGAAGACGATGACGATTGGGGAGATGAAAAGGTGTGGTACAAAGCCAACCCGTCTCTCGGTGTCACGGTCGATATAGATAAACTGAAAACGGCATTTAACTCGGCAAAAGAGAACCCTGCGGAAGAGAACTTGTTCAGGCAACTGCGACTCAATCAATGGGTAAAACAGAACGTGCGGTGGATGCCGATGGACGCTTGGGATAAATGTGATTTTGCGGTAAATGCGGAGAAACTTCTCGGCAGAGAGTGCTACGGCGGACTTGATCTTTCGTCAAGCACCGACATAACGGCATTTGTGTTGGTGTTTCCACCGACAGCCGATGACGATAAATACAGCATTCTTCCGTTCTTTTGGATACCAGAAGACACGATAGATTTGCGAGTAAGACGCGACCACGTTCCATACGATACTTGGCTCGGTCGTGGACAGGTAATCGCCACGGAAGGCAACGTCATTCACTACGGATACATTGAGAACTTCATCGAAGACCTCGGCACGAAATATCACATCAAAGAGATTGCTTTCGATAGGTGGGGAGCGGTTCAAATGGTGCAAAATTTGGGAGGAATGGGGTTCACGGTCGTGCCGTTCGGTCAGGGGTTTAAGGATATGAGTCCGCCGACAAAGGAACTGATGAAACTTGTGTTGGAGCAGAAAATAGCGCATGGCGGGAATGTTCCGCTCCGATGGATGATGGATAACGTGTATGTCCGAACCGACCCGGCAGGAAACATCAAGATGGACAAAGAAAAGTCCACCGAGCGAATCGACGGAGCGGTGGCAACGGTTATGGCGCTTGACCGAGCAATTCGAAACGAAGGCTCGACTGATAGCGTATATAACGAACGCGGAATCATCGTGATATAAGCGTTGGCACTGTGCGAGACTGCAAGAAGTGCCAAAATGACACTTTCGGAGTCAGAGAAAAGTGTCATTTTCTCATCCGAACAGCAGAAAGTGGGAAAATTTTTCTCATTGCAAAGCGATTTAATGTGAAATTTTACGTTGAAACGAATATATATTGGCAAAATGCTTGCAAAACGCAATCAAATAGTATATAATAGAACCATCAAAAGAATACTATGTAATGGAGGTATTTTAGAGATGGCAAGAACGGCAAATGTTTTTACAAGGGTAGATCCCGGTATTAAGGCACAAGCCGAGACCGTTTTGGATCAATTGGGGATATCTATGGCCACGGCTATGGAGATTTATCTCCGTCAAATAGCCTTGCAGAGAAAAATTCCATTTGAAATGAAACTTCCCGACATTAATAAGCCGATTGCGGTTGGTTCGCTTACTGACGAAGCGTTTAACGCACTTATGGACCAAGCGGCAAAGTCATATGCGGATGGTTTATGTACGGATGTTGCTGATTTTAGAGCAGAGATGACGAAGGAAATAGGGTTATGAGCGAATGGAAAGTAATCCTTACTCCAGAGTTTAAGCAAGAATTCAAGGATATTTATTCTTATATTGCAGAAGTGCTGCTCGTTCCCGAAACGGCAAAAAATCAAGTGGCTCGTATACTTGACCAAGTGGAAAAATTAGACGATATGCCGAACAGGTTTCCGCTGTTTGAAAAAGAACCTTGGCATAGTCGAGGATTAAGAAAACTGATAATAGATAATTACATAGTTTTTTATTATCCAAACGAACAAACGCAAGAGGTTGTAGTATTTCACGTATTTTATGGCGGTCGCAATATAGATGAATTGCTCGATAAAGAGAAGAATAAGAGAATCAAGTAAATTTGCAATTTTTTATTAAAAAGCAGCATAAAACCTTGACAAATGATGGCGGATTGAATATAATAATTCGATTTGGCGCGATAGATGCCAAATGGGAGGCATGGGCGAAGGAGTTTTTTATGTTTGAGTATGTTACCAAGGCTAAATACCAGCCAGTAAGAGAAGAACTTGAAAGAATCATCAATCGTGTTCAAAAGGAAATGAGAACCAAATATAATACCTCTTTCCAATTTCGTTTAATAGGAAGTGGTAAACGCCACCTAATCACAAGAGTGGTAAATGGTAATGGTGGATACGATTTTGATTACAATCTCATTTTGCCAGCACCCGAAGAAGGCTATCATTATTTGGCGGATGTTGTCAAAAAACAGTTTATTGAATCTTTTAAGAAAGCATTAAAAGGAACAAAGTATTCTAATCCACAAGATTCTACATCGGCAATAACAATAAAAGTTGTAGATAAGGAAAATAAGAAAATAGAACACAGTTGCGACTTTGCAATTATTTATTACGATGAAGATAGAGTGGAAAATGGTTATTATTACTTACGGAATAACAAAAGCCAAGGCAATTATAGTTTTGAACCAAGAGTATTGAGCCGAGGAATAGAAGAAAAACTGTCGGAAATATTGGAATACCAAAATGGATGGAATTGGATAAGAGAAGAATATCTTAAATTAAAAAATAGAAATCAGGATGTTAACAAGCATTCATTTGTGCTTTATCTTGAAGCCGTTAGTAATGTGTTGAATTGGATAAATCAAGGATAATCAAATATTTAATAGAAAAACCGTACTCAAACCGAGTGCGGTTTTTTCATACCCAAAACAGGAGGAATGAATGGAAATAGAGAGAAGAAAGGTGGACAAACTCAAAGCCGCCGAGTACAATCCGCGCAAGGACTTGCGGCCGGGCGATGCCGAGTATGAGAAGCTCAAACGAAGTATTCAAGAGTTCGGATATGTCGAACCCGTTATATGGAACAAGCGAACGGGAACGGTTGTCGGCGGTCACCAAAGACTAAAGGTAATGAAAGATCTTGGCTATGAAGAGGTTGACTGCGTAGTGGTTGACCTTGACGAAAAGAAGGAAAAAGCACTGAACATCGCATTGAACAAAATCAGCGGCGAGTGGGATAACGACCTATTGGCAAACCTTTTGAAAGACCTTGACGGGAGCGGTTACGATATCACGCTCACGGGTTTTGACCTTGCCGAAGCACAGGAACTGTTTGGTAGCGGCAGTATGGAGAATGTCCACGAAGACGATTTCGATGCCGAAACAGCCATAGAAGAGATTGCCGAACCGAAGACCAAACGCGGTGACCTATGGATACTTGGGGTTCACCGACTTCTTTGTGGCGATTGCACTCAAAAGGAAGATGTGGCAAAGGTCTTGGAAGACAAGTATGCCGATGTTATGGTAACCGATCCGCCTTATAACGTGGACTATGGTGGAACGATAAACGGCAAAGACAGAAACATAGCCAACGACAATCTCTCCGAAGACGAGTTCTACCAGTTCCTTTTGAGTTTTTACAAGGCAGCGGAAGCAAACCTAAAAAAGGGCGCACCCGTGTATGTGTTCCACAGCACGAAAGAATCTGTAAACTTCATCAAGGCGATGGTGAATGCGGGGTTCAAATACGCGCAAACACTTGTGTGGTATAAGAACCACTTTACGCTTGGCAGACAGGACTATCAGTGGATACACGAGCCTATCCTATACGGATGGAAAGAGGGTGCCGGGCATTATTTCATCAACGACAGAACGCTCTCAACGGTCTATGAAGACGTGAGGCTAAACGCAAGGAAAATGAGCAAAGCCGACCTTGTGGACTTTATCGATAAACTGTTCGAGCAACCGACTTCGGTCATTCTCGACAATAAGCCGTCCAAGTCCGCCGATCATCCGACAATGAAGCCGATAACCCTTTGTGCCAAACTCATCTACAACAGCAGCCACGAAGGGGATACCGTGCTTGAACCATTCGGCGGTAGCGGTTCGACCTTGGTGGCGGCGGAACAACTGAACCGCAAATGCTGTGCCATAGAGCTCGAACCGAAGTATTGCGATGTCATTGTCAGACGATACAAGGAACTCTGCCCGGCGGTGCAGGTAAAACATATCCGTGATGGTGTCGAAATCTACGATTAAATGATAATTCTTTTGTTTCGGGGCATTTTCGTCTGGACTTTCCTCGGCGAACGCGCTATTGTTTGTGATACCAAATAAAAGGTGGAACAATCAATGAGTTTAATCGAGAAAATCTATGACGGACAGAACATCGGGCGAGATGCTTACAAAGCCTTGCCATCGTCCCAAAAAGAAGAACGACTGTATGCCAAACTGAAAGAAAGCCTATCCGAAGAGCAGATGACACTCCTTAACGAGTTTATGGAAGAAGTCATCGAACGAATGGGAAACGAACAGCATAGGGCATATAGACTTGGCTTCCGAACGGGTATGAAGATAACCATTGAAGTGTACGACCAAAAAACGGAGGAAGACTAATGGCAAGCATATTTGGATTTACCTTGAAAGGCATAAGAACCTTTCGGGGAAGAGACTGGGACGGAGTTCAAGGCAGCATCTATTATAAAGGCAAGAAAGTCGGATGGTATAATGACAGCGGTGATGGCGGAGCGGCTGACATCGACTTCGATGGAACAATCGAAGAAAGAAGAAAAATGGACGAACTACTCAAAGCCGCTGCGGTCGAATATTACAAGAGATATCCGATGACGGGCATTTATGCGGATCTTCCGATAGATCCCGAACTTTTTATGTCGGCACTGGTGGGAATCATCGATGACGAAAAGGAATACAAAAAGGCGGTGAAAGGTGGATATACGAAACTAATCGTGTACACCGATCCTAAAACGCGGTTTCAGATGCTTGCCAAGTTCCCGACAACGGAGAGTATGGAAAAGTACATTGAAGAAAAGGGCATAATGGTAGAGAGAAAGTACGAGAAAATCGAAGATTTTACCATCGAATAAAGGGCAAAAAAAGCCCTTTTTCTTTGTTAATTCTTTGTGTTTTGGCGTGTTTTCGCTGGGCTCTTTCGGTTGTTTACGGTATATTGTAGGTACAAAAACAAAGCAAGGGCAACAGCCGAAAGGAGCATAAAATGGAAACGAAAAAGGAAATCCGCAACTACTGCAAGAACAAGCTCAACGCACTGGTGAGAGACCATAACCACTACAACAAAGTGAAATACACGGACGCGGTCAAAGACTACAGAACGGCAATCGAAGTCCTTATCGACTACGCGAAAAGAAACGGCATCAAACTCGGATACACGATGGACGAAAACGGATACATCACGGTGGCATAAGGAGGGCAGAACAATGGCAAAACAAAAGGACATCTTCAGAACACTCAAATGCTACAGTCACGGTTTCCACACCCACGCAACCGAAGAAGAGAACAAGGCGTACGATGCCAAGGTCGAAGAACTCAAAGCAACGATACTCGCCGATGTAGAACACGCTCCCGAAATCATAGCAGACGAGTTCGCCAAGCATCAGGCAAAGATGTATCGCTCCCAGATGCAAGGACAATATGCCGAGCTGATATGCAATGCTGAATGGAAAGCAATCGACAATACGCTAATGGCACTTATCGATAGCAAACCGCTAAAAAAGGACTAAAAACGACCGAAAAAGACAAAAAATCCGACCGTCCGACAGGGCGGGTTAGTCCTTGTTTTTGTTTGTTAATTCTTTGTGTTTTCACGCGTTTTCGCTGGGCTCTTTCGATTGTTTACGGTATATTGTAGGTACAAAAACAAAGGAGCAAAACAATGAAAAAACAACTCATCGAAATCGCAAAAAAGAACTCATACAGCATCGAAGAAAGAGGTGACCTCGAAACCCGAAACAGCGACAGCGAAGACTTCATCGAAATGAGTGTGTGGAGCATAAAGGCAATGCTCGAAGAAGCCTACGAACTCGGCAGGAAAGCCGCCAAAACGAACAAATAAGGGGTGGCAGAGATGAAAGCAACAATCGTGAGAAAGGTAGCAAACATAAAGGACTGGCACGATGCAGTAGCAGAATACAAATACATGTACGGCAAGGAAATGCCGAAAGCGGAAGTTAAGGTGGAGAAAACAATCCACCTGACCGCAGCCGAGTTCGACAAGGTAGCGAACGACCTATTCGAAGACTGTAAATGGGTACAGGAAAATAAAGACCTTATGAGAGTAGACGAAGACGGGGTGTGGCACATGATAGCACTCCAATGCAAGGATAGAAACTACAAAATCCTAATCAACAGCGAGGGGTTCTCCTATCCGAGATACACCGCAATTATATAACATAGAAAAACCAAGCAAGGACACCGCCGGACATGGCGGTGTTCGGCATTTATGGAGGTAAAATGGGAATATTCGGACGGAGCAGAGACGCTCCCAGAAAAGAGAAACGAATCGCACCGTCAAAGGAAATGCAAGAGTTCATCAGGGGTGTAGACGTCGACTTTATCGGCAACAGCAACAGCGGCATCAATGTGGACGAAATGCGGGCGATGCAAACTTCCGCCGTTTATGCTTGCGTGAAGATCTTGGCGGAGACAATAGCAAGTTTACCGCTACACCTATTTAAGAAAGGAAAAGGCGGTAAGAATGAAATGGCGGAGCAACATCCGCTTTTTTCTTGCCTTTATGAGTTCCCGAACGAAGAGATGACGAGTTTCGAGTTCAGGGAAACGATGATGACATCGCTCCTTTTGTGGGGTAACGCATACGCAAGAATCATCCGAAAACAAGGTCATACGACCGAACTGTGGTACTTAAAGCCGAATCAAATGGTAGTGGAGCGTGACAGCACCACGGGCAAGATTAAGTACACCTATTCGGACGAAATAACCAACAAAACCTATGTCTACCGACCAGACCAAATCTTCCACATCAAAGCCATGTCCATAGACGGAGTGAAAGGCTTGAGTCCCATAGCGCAAGCAAGAGAGGCTGTCGGACTCGCCTTGGCAACGGAAGAGTATGGAGCAAAGTTCTTCGGTAACGGAGCAAGACCGGGCGGTGTGTTGGAACACCCCGGCACGCTCAAAGATCCCGAAAAACTACGACAGTCTTGGAATCAGGTGTATCAGGGAACGAGAAACAGCCATAAGGTGGCGGTTCTTGAAGAAGGTATGAAATACCACACTATAGGCATCGCACCCGAAGACGCGCAGTTCTTGGAAACGAGAAGGTATCAAGTGAACGAGATATGCCGTATCTTCCGTGTTCCGCCGCACCTTGTCGGAGACCTTGAAAGGGCAACCTTTTCCAACATAGAACACCAATCCATAGAGTTTGTTCAGCACACCATACGGCCGTGGCTTGTAAGGTGGGAGCAAGAGATAAGCCGTTCACTCCTTGACGAGAAAGAACGGCTTTTGTATTTCGCCAAGTTCAATGTGGACGGACTATTGCGTGGTGACTACAAATCCCGAATGGAAGGCTATTCCATAGGACGGCAAAACGGGTGGTTGTCTATCAACGATATAAGACGGCTTGAAGATATGAGTCTTGTCCCGGCGGAACAGGGTGGTGACGATTATCTCGTCAATGGTTCGATGATGTCGGCACAGGTCGGACAGCAGAACAAACAAACCAATCCAGACGAAGGAGGTAGCAATGGAGAAGAAAACGAACAAAAAGGAACTCCGAATGCTCCCGCTAAAGGAAATAAGAATAAACGAAAGTGACGGCGGAACGTGTATCGAAGGACACGCCGCCGTTTTCGATTCGTGGTCTGAAACCTTGGGCGGCATTTTCCCTTTCAAAGAGAAAGTGCGTAAGGGCGCGTTTGCGGAGAGTATCGGCAGAGATGATATCCGCGCTTTGTTCAATCACGATCCAAACTATGTACTCGGCAGAAACAGAGCGGGAACGCTTGAACTCGTAGAAGACGATGTAGGACTGCGTGTCCGCATTACTCCGCCGGATACGAGTTGGGCAAAGGACATTACCACGAGCATTCGCCGTGGGGACATTTCGCAAATGTCAATCGGTTTCGTGGTAGAGGACGATGAATGGTCTTCAAGTGACGGAATCGATACAAGAGAACTCAAGAAAGTTCGCTTGTTCGATGTCTCGCCCGTAACGTTTCCGGCATACACGGCAACCGATGTCGGTGTTCGTGCAATGCAAGAATATGACGTGTATAAGACCGAGCAACGTAAAGTAGCGGAAGAAACGGAAAACGCAGTTAAAAAGGCAAAACAGCAGGAAAAACTCAAGAAACTGCAAGCAAAATTCAAAATCATTTAATCGGAGGAAAACAGATGAATATGAAGAAAATTCTCGAAATGAAAGCAAAGAGAGAGGACGCAAGACTCAAAGCGATGGCGGTACTTAATAAGGCGGAAGCCGAAGACCGTTTCCTCTCCGAAGAAGAGCAGAAGGACATCGACAAGTATGAAGAGGAAATCCGTGCGTGGGATGAAAGCATCGGCAGAGCGGAAAAACTTCTCGCTATCGAACCCGAAGACCGTTCGACCGAGAAACCCGAAGTAAAACCCACTCCCGCCAAGGACACCGAAAAGAGATTCGCGTCTTTCGGAGAACAACTCATGGCAGCATACAGAGCGGCAATGCCGGGCGGCAAAGTGGACGAGAGACTTTCCACGAGAGCGGCAAGCGGTCTTAACGAAACCACTCCCTCGGACGGCGGTTTCCTTGTACAGCAGGATTTCGTGACCGAACTCTTGAAGAGAACCTATGAAACGGGTATTCTCGCAAGCAAGGTCAAGAAGATTCCTATCAGCACAAACGCAAACGGCATGAAAATCAATGCTATTGACGAAGACAGTCGTGCAAACGGCTCTCGTTGGGGCGGTGTTCAGACCTACTGGGAAGGCGAAGCGGACGAGATCACCGCAAGCAAACCCAAGTTCAGGCAGATGGAACTGTCGCTTAAAAAACTCACGGGACTTTGCTATGCGACCGATGAACTTTTGCAGGACGCGGCGGCACTCGAAGCCGTTATTCGTCAGGCATTCGCAGAAGAGTTCGGGTTCAAAATTGACGATGCCATCCTTTCGGGTAGCGGCGAGGGCGAACCGCTCGGCATCCTTAACAGCGGTGCAATCGTGACCGTGGCGAAAGAAGCAAGCCAGACGGATACAATCACCGTGGAGAACCTCATCAAGATGTGGAACAGACTGTGGTCTCGTTCCAGAGCGAATGCGGTGTGGTATATCAACCAAGAACTTGAACCTTACCTTTACACGCTCAAAATCGGAGATAAACCCGTGTATATCCCGGCAGGCGGTCTTTCGGAGAAACCCTACGGCACGCTCTTCGGCAGACCTGTCGTACCTATCGAACAGTGCAGCGCCGCAGGCGAAGTCGGAGACATCATCCTTGCGGATATCGGTCAGTACCTTCTCATTGATAAGGGCGGCATTAAGTCGGCAAGTTCCATTCACGTCAGATTCCTTTACGATGAAAACGTGTTCCGTTTCATCTACAGGGTTGACGGCAAACCTATCTGGACGAAACCTCTCACTCCTTACAAAGGCAGTGCGACCGTTTCGCCGTTCGTCACTCTTGCAAAGAGGGGCGCGTAAAACGAAAAACAATAGGGAGGTATGAGTATGATTACTCTTCAAGAAGCCAAAGAGTTTTTGAGAGTTGACGGCGATGACGAGGAAAATCTCATAGCCTCGCTTATAGTAGCGGCGCGGGAACTGACGGAAGACGTGCTTCGAAGACCGCTTGCGGAAATCGAGCCTCTTCCTGAAACCGTGCGGCAAGCAATACTTATAGTCGTAGCCACGCTTTACGAAGAAAGGCAAATCTCAAAGAATAAGACGGGTATCGATATATCCGAAACCCTTGACCTTGTCAGGCGAATGCTGTTCGCCTACAGGAAAGAGAGGTTCTGATGGATATAGGCAAACTCAACCGAAAGGTGGAAATTCTGACCTTCGTGTGGGAGAGAGACGATTTCGGCGGGCAAGAAGGAACATGGGTGACAACGGACGTAAGATGGGCGAGTATCGAGCCTGTGAGCGGTACGGAGTATTACACGGCTCAACAGGTTTCTGCTGAAACGATGGTGAAGATAACGCTCCGATACACGACTAATGTGACCGTTCTAAATCGCGTTAGGTACGGGAACTCGTTATATGAAATAATCGGAGTTTCGGACGATAAAACGGGGCATAAAGCCACAATACTCAATTGCAAGGAGATCGTGAACGATGGGTTACAGCGCAAAGCAACGGAAGGTTAAAACGAAAGTGGAAGGCGCAGACAAACTCGTGAAAGATATCCGAGCAATGGAAGACACCGCGTCATCTGTACTTATGACGGGAGCAAAGGCAGGCGGCAAGATTGCGCTTGACGATGCAAGGCGAAACTGTCCTGTGGATACGGGAACGCTGAAAGCGAGTCTGAAACTCAACGAAGGCAAAGCCACGGAAACCAAAGCGACCGTGTCGGTAGACTATGACAAATCGCTCCGATACGGCACGTTCGTAGAACTCGGTGCAAGGGGAAGACCTGCTAACCCGTTTCTACGAAATGCCGTTGACGGGAACATCGACAAGATAAACGATGAGATCGTGAAAGCAATCTCGAATGCGGTGGGGAGAAAACTATGACGGACATCTGCCAAGCAATATATGCGTATTTAAGCAAAAACGAACAGATAAGAGAACGCGTGGGGAATAAGATATTCCCCATAATGCTCCCCGAAGACGCGCCACTCCCGGCAATCGTTTATTCGCCCGTGCTTGCCAACTACGATTCGGCTCTGCAAGGCGATACGGGGTTTGTCAGGCAGACGATGCAGTTCGTGTGCCACGACAGAACATTCAAGAAAGCAAGAGAATTGTCGAGAATGGTAAAGCGTGCCTTTCAAGACTTTCACGGAAATATGTGCGGCTTGGAAATCCAAGCCGTTTTCATTAAAACGGACTACGAGTACAACGGGAACACCGCATTGAAGTTCAATACGGAAGAGTACCTGTCGAGCATCGAGTTCGAGTTTTATTACAACGAAAAATAGGAGGACTATATGGCGGTAGCAGGTAAAAACGGAAAAGTGATTATCGGCGAGAGCGGAAACCAAAAGGTAGCCGCAATCAAGAACTGGTCGCTTGAATTGTCGCTTGAAACTTTGGAAACGACCGCTCTCGGCGATGATTGGAAAAACTACATCACGGGACTGAAAGAGTGGGCTGCGAGTTCGGAAGGCGATTACGAAGTTCCGACCGACACCCAAGGTCAAGCGGCATTGCAAGAGGCATATCTTGCAGGCACGACCGTAATCGTAAAGCTGTATGTGGATAATGCGAACTACTATCAGGGAACGGCATACATCAGCAGTTTGTCAATCGAAGACCCGGTGGATGACGTGGTCAGCATCAGCCTTGAACTTACGGGTACGGGCGAATTGAGTTTCCATAAAGGAGAGTAAGAATGAAGAACGGAGTAACCATCAATCTGGATAAACCCAGAACATTGAGATACGGCATCAATGCGCTCGTAAAGGTAGAAGACCTTACGGGCAAGAACATTACAGCGCTTGACCTTTCGCACGTGGGCATCAAAGACTTGCTCATTATCGTGTATGCGGGGCTTTGCCACGAAGACAAAACCCTTACGCTCGAAAAGGTCGGTGACCTTATTGACGAGTATTCAAACATCACCGAGATTGCGGACAAACTCGGCGAAGCCTTTACTCTTGCATTCGGCAAGGCAGAAGGTAAACAGGGGGAATAAGTGAGACTGCTTTTGACCTTTCCGAGTTTTGCGAAAAGGCAGTCGTGTTCTTTGACATAGATCCCTTACGAATCGGCAATTACACTCCGTATGAAGTCATGCTCCTTGCAAAGCAAAAGCGAGAGCGGGAAACTCGACTGTTCGAGGACAACATCACGCTTGCGTGGCATACGGAAGCCTTTGCAAGGCAAAAGAAGTTGCCGAGCCTTTCAAAGGTATTGAAAGATATAAGGAAGAAACCGAAAAAAACAAACTCGGCGGGTGATGCCGTTCTCAAAGCAATGGCGGCAGAGCAAGGGGTAATAATCAAATAGGGGGTGAGGACAGTTGGCGGTTATAAGAAACCTTGTGGTAAAGATAGCGGCGGACATATCCTCGCTCTCGAAAGGGTTAGACAATGCCCAAAAGAAGATACAAAAGGTGTCGGCAAACCTGACCAAAGCGGGGACGAAACTCTCGGCAACGGTTACGGCTCCGCTTGTGGCACTCGGCACGAAGTCAGTCATGGTGTCGCAACAGTTCGAGCAGTCGATGGCAAACGCGGCATCTGTCGCAGGCGCTACGAGCGAAGAACTCGCAAGAATGACGTCAATCGCCCGTGAAATGGGTGCGAAGACGGTTTTCTCTGCATCGGACGCAGCGGACGCTCTGTATTATATGGCGTCGGCAGGTTACAAGGTAGACCAGATGGCTGACTCCATCGAGGCAACCCTGAACCTTGCATCGGCAACGCAGAGCGACTTGGCATTCACGACGGAAACCGTTATTTCGACGTTAAACCAGTTCGGTTTGGAAGCAAACCAAGCAGAGCGAGTGACCAACGTGTTTGCGGCGGCAATCGGTGACTCTATGGCATCGATGGATAAACTCGCAAACTCAATGGGATATGTCGGTCCTGTGGCAAACAGCCTTGGCTATACGATAGAAGAAACGGTCGGCGCACTGTCAGTGTTATACGATGCAGGCTATGACGGAAGTACGGCAGGAACTTCGCTTCGACAAGCATTCGTATCTCTTATGAACCCGTCAACGGCGGCGCTCGGAGTCTTTGAAGAACTCGGCATAGCCGTAGAAGACGTGAATCCGGCAACCAACGATTTCGCATCAATTCTTGACAGGTTAAGAGATGCGGGAATGGATACCTCGCAAGCAATGAAGATTTTCGGAGCAAGGGGCGGTCCGGGTATGCTTGCCTTGATGTCGGCAGGCGGCGATGCCGTAAGGGGAATGACCAAAGCCATTACGGGAACGAACAAAGCGACCGACATGGCGGCAACGCAGCTCGATACTTTGCAAGGTCAATGGAAGATCCTGAAATCCGAGCTCGAAGAGATAGCGATCTCCTTTGGCGATGTGCTGATTCCGCTCATTCGACAGTTTATAACGAAGTGTATCTCGCCACTGACGGCAAAGATTATGGGACTGTCGATGGGAACGCGAAAACAAATTGTAGTCATAGCACTGCTTGCGGCGGCAATCGGACCATTGCTTATCGTAATAGGGAAACTTGTCGGCAGTCTCGGCACAATCATTAAGGTGGCAAAAGTCCTATTCACGAAAGCGGGGCTCATTGGTTTAGCAATAGCGGCGGTAGTCGCTTTGCTCGTGTACCTATGGAAGACCAACGAAGACTTCCGCAATGCCGTGATACGGATATGGGAGAAAGTCAAATCCGTTGTATTAAGCGTAGCCAACGCTATAAAAGCGTGGTGGGACGAGAACGGAGAACGCATCAAAGCGGCGGTCGTGCAAGCCTTGAAAACGGTTTGGAAATGCGTGAAAGAGGTCTTCTCGAAAGTGCTTGCTATAGCCAAGAAAGTATGGCCGCTCGTAAAGAAAATCGTACTTGATACAGTCAATGGAATCAAGACGTTTTTGGAAAAATACGGCAAGCAGATACTCAAAGTCGTTTCGGACGTTTTTACTCGTCTTTGGACGATTATAAAAAGTGCGTTTGACGTTATAAGCAATGCGGTGCTGAAATTCCTAAACTATGTCGAACCGCTATGGGAGAAGATAAAAGCGCTGTTTGCATCGCTGTGGGATACCATAGTTGAACTATATCAACTCCTAAAACCCGTGTTTGAGTTAATAGGCAAAGTAATCGAAGTGCTGTACGGAGTAGTAGTCGGAGTGATCAACGGAATCATTGCCGCGCTTGGACCGTTTTTGAGTGCTGTCTTGGATGTGGCAAACGCTATCATCGAAGTAATCAAGTTCGTGTGTGCGATACTCAAAGGCGATTGGTCGGATGCGTGGACGCATATGCAGAACATTGCTACGAGTATTTGGAGCGCTATTAAGAATATCTTTCTCGGTATTTGGGAGTTTATTAAAGGCTTTGGGCAAGGGTTCGTAGACTTCTTTCAAGGTATCGGTGTGAATGTGCTGGATATCTTCCGCAATATTTGGACGGGTATCAGCGGCTTTTTCACGAATATTTGGAACGGGATCTGCTCGGTATGCGGTTGGATTTGGGATAAGATAACGGGGTTGTTTTCAAGCATCGGCGATTACTTCTCGAACCTTTTCAAAGAGGCATTCAACTGGGGTAAGAACCTGATACAAAATATCGGTGACGGCATAAAGAAAGCATGGAGTAAAGTCGTAGACGGAGTAAAATCGGTCGGACAGTCGATAAAAGACTTTCTCGGTTTCGGCTCGCCGACAAAGAAAGGTCCGGGACATACGGCAGACGAGTGGATACCGAACCTAATGGATATGATGGCGGACGGAATGTACGACAATACACCTATGTTGCAGCAAGCGGCGGCACAGGTCGCGTCTTCGCTGAACATCACCGCATCGGCAAATCGCGCGGTAGTCGGTAGCGGAAGCAGTCCCTATGGAGATATGGTCAATGGAATGCTCCAAGGGATAGCGGCAATCGGCAATAACGGTGGAGAAGAGCAAAAAGACATCGTGTTGGAGATTGACGGACAGCAGTTCGCAAGGCTTATTATGCCGAGACTGAATAAAGAATACAAGCGAAACGGCATTGCATTAAGGGAGGTGTAAGATGGCGGTATTTTTTAAGATAAACAGTAAGACGATAAAAGCGCCGACCGAACTCACTTGCACGACCGAAGTGTTGGATAAATCGGAAAGAACGATGGACGGCACAATGGTCGTGGACGTTATAGGGAGAAAGAGAAAGGTCGAAGTCGCGTGGAAATATCTCTCGAAAGAAGATATGGGACTCTTGACTGCCGAAACGAAAAGCGGCTCGTTCGTGACGATAGACTACAACGATCCCGAAACGGGAAAGTTGACGTCGATGACCGCTCGTCCGCAGGACTTGTCCTGTCAACCACGATACGATTGGGTAAAAGGCAAGATAATGTGGGCAAGCGTCAGCGTTGCTTTTGTGGAGAGATAACCTATGGAATATACGGATAATCCACGAAAAATACTCGGCCGAGTGGACGTTATCTACTCGGATACAGAAATCAGTAAGGATATTCAAACAACGGAAAGCGGCAATTCGGCTATCAGCCACCCGGACGAAGTGTTCGGCGCATACCTTGTGCCGACAGTCAAAGGCTGTACGATGGACGGCAATGCAACAATGGACGGCTCCTTTCAGATGATGGACGATTCGGTCGCTCTCGGTTGGTGGAGCGGTTCGTTGTCGGGTAGTAGCGGTGTGTTTGCAAACGCACCGTGGATCGAGATATCGTTTGTCAAGCGTCCAATAATATCTTGGGTGGTATTGGGCGATGAAAAGCGGAATGAATACCCGGTCGACTTCATTTTGCAGTACAAACGAGACGGGAAGATTGTTCACTCGGATAGTGTGACCGTCAATAATCAGATACAAGTGCGATTAACTCCGCAGCTTGAAGACATTACGTCTATCAGGATGACGATAACCAAGTGGAGCAAGCCGAATGCTTGTGCAAAAATATTGAAGTTTTACGACCGAATGATGGAGCGGTACGAGGGCGATGCCATTGAAACGTTCGAAGTGTCCGAAGAGATGGGAGCGGCGGACGGAAACTACAACATAGTATCCGACACGATGACAGTAAACATCTTTAATAAGGACAGAAAGTTCGATAAAGGATATCTTCGTTCGCTTATGATACTCGACCGAAAATTGATGCCGAGTATAGGAATAGAAACCAACGGGGTAGTCAAATACCAACCGCTCGGCACGTTTTATTCGGACGAGTGGCAGATAAACCAAGATTCGCAATGGGTAAAGTGTAGTGCGGTGGACAGACTAATGCGACTGCAGAAAAAGACCTATGTCGGTTTTCCGCTGACAGAGAATGAATCGCTATACGATATAGCTGCCGACATTCTTTTAAATATCGGCGAAGCGGCAGATACTTTCGTTATTTCAAACGACTTAAAGTCTGTAATCGTGCCGATGGCATTTCTGCCGAAAGGCACGGCTTGGGACGCATTGCAGGAAATCGCCAATGCGGGACTATGCAAAGTGTTTGTAGACCGAGAAGATAAAATCAATGTTCGCTCGGAGAAAGAGCCGAAGACAACAACGGCGATAAGGATAGATAAAAGCAATATGTTTTCGTACTCATCGAGTGTTTCTCTGACCGAGTTTGCGAACCGTATTTCTGTGGAATACTGTGACGTATCCTTGTCGAACGATACGGTCGAAGCGGTATCGGTCGAACTTAATATAGAGCCGAACGCATCGCTTGAACTGACTCTCGATTATAATACCGAAGTAGCGTATCCTGCAATTGAAACGGATAACTTAAACGTGCTATTGACCGACTTCTAAGGTGGTGTCAATGCTTGCTCGGTCGTTGCGAAGAACAAGACATCCGAAAAGCAAAAGGCGGTGTTGACGGTCACAGGCAAGGCTATCGAGATAACGACAAAGGCTTTGACAAAACAGGACGATGAAAGCGTGCGTAATAACGGAATAACCGAGTATTCTCACCCGTCAAGCGATCTTGTACAAAGCCACGATCAAGCGGAATACATTGCGAATTTCTTGCTCGAAAAGATGCATGCGGGAGAGGGTGTTGTAACTACGACTTGGCGAGGCAACCCGAAACTCAATCTCGGTGAGAAGTATGTGTCGGTGGATAGGTTCGGAGACAGTCAAGAACTTGTATGCGAGTATAACAAGTTTACGTTTGACGGCGGATTGAAACAAGAGACACGCGGAAGAACGACATAAGGAGGGTATGAATGGCAAACTGGAAAGAGCCAAAGAGCGATTACAAAGCGGAAGACCAAGTAACGCCGGATATCTTCAATACTCTTGCGGAAAACGAAAAACACTTGAAAGAGATTTCTTGCAAGGTAGAAAAGAAAACAAAAAGCGGAACTACGACAACGATTTCCTCTATCGTTTTCGTAGAGCAATAGGATGCTGAAAGTAGTCAAAGGCGATGTCTTTGAGTTCGGGTTATCGTTTGGGAACGTTGCTACAGAACTCATAGAAAAGGTGGTGTTCGCGTGCAAAGAACTTGAAATCGAAGAAGAGGCGGATAGAGAAGAGGACGAATTCCGCGTTCGAATACTGGGTGAAGTGACAAGGAACTTCAAAACAGGTTTTTTGAAATACGACATCATCGCCACCTTAATAGACGAGCAAGAGGTAACGCTCGTGCATCGTCAAAAATTAGAAGTTTTGGAGAGGGTGGAAAATGGCGGATAAAAACTATTATGGTAATCAGGGACAAGTAAACGTCACGCCCGGAATTACCGTAACCTACAACTACAATCGGTTAAAGAACAAGCCAACCATCAACGGAAAGCCTCTTGACGGGAAAATGACGGCGAGTGAATTGAACCTATTGTCGAACGATGTGACGGAATACGAGGAAATCAAACTGGGAGTCGATAAACGCGACTCCTTTATTCTTGTCGTGGGAGAAAACGGCGAAACGAATAAGATTAAACTCGGAGAACTTGCCAAAGGGAAATTACAGGCGGTTGATAAGATAACCGAAGACATTCCGGACGGCGATTTTGTATTCAAGAAAATGGAGGATAAATAATATGGCTCAAACTACAAACAAGTTTCAGATTATTCAGAAAGTCAGCGCGGAAGATACCGTCTTAATCCATCCTGAAACCGAGGCGGAAGTTGTCAAGTACAGCGGCATGGCGGCGGGTATTTCGGCGGAGAATGTGCAGGGCGCAATCGATGAAGTCTACGAACAGGTCAAAGGTATCACGGGCGGTGGTATCGTAACGGGTATCAAGGGGGATAAAGAAACCGCCTACAGAAAAGGCGCTGTCAACCTTACCCCAGCAAACATCGGCGCTGAACCGAGCGGAGCGGTGAACACTCACAATACGTCCGGAACGGCGCACTCGGATATCCGCACCGCCGTAACTAATGCACAGAATAAAGCAAACAGCGCATACGCACTTGCGGAAGGCAGAGCGAAGGCTGTTTCGTTTGATACTGTGGCGGCAATGACAACCGCATTGAAAGCGGCCGCTAAAACCGACTACAAAGTGGGCGATAACATCTTTATCAAGGCTTTGGATACTCCCGACTATTGGGTAAGCAAGGTTCTCGATAACAACACGGGTACTTACGGGTACTTTGAAATCAGCGCTCTCGAATCGCAAAAAGTTGACCTTGCCGCATATCAGACGAAGACGGACAACACGCTTGCGACCACGGCAAAGACAGTAGTCGGCGCTATCGGCGAAGTAAAAACGACTGCGGATGCGGCGAAGAGTCAGTCCAATGCCAATGTCACCGAGATTGCTAATATCAAGAATGGAACGACTAAGGTCGGTGCAGCTACGAAAGCAGATAAAGCAACTAGTGCTGATACGGCAACGAGCGCGACTTCGGCGGGCAAATGGACTGCGGCAAGAACACTCGGTGTAAGCGTCAATTCGGGTGTCAAAAAAGACGGCTCGACTGCAATCAGCGGATCGGGAAGTCAGAGTGTGGACGGCTCTGCAAATAAAACGGTTTCGGTTACTTTGGGTGACAGCGGTGTAACCGCAGGCACGTATTCTGCCGTTCAGGTCAATGCCAAAGGCATTGCGGTCGCAGGCGGACAGATGATTGAAATCGGTACGAGCGGACAGACCGCTCCGAGTGCATCTCTTGCAACGGGCGGACTTTTCTTCAAGGTAGTATAAGGGGGTATCGTGAATGGCTTACAGACCGAAAATCAAGAATGCCAACGGCACTCTTACCGATTTGCCGTTGGAAGCCGAAACTGCAGTCAAACTAAAAACGGCAAGAACAATAGGATTATCTGGAGTCAGTGCTACGGCAAAAAGTTTTGACGGGACAGGGAATGTTACGATTCCTATTACGGGAATTCCCGCAAGTCTTATTACTGGAGAACTTGTGGCAAAAAGTGCTGAAAAAGCATTAAAGGAAACGGACGGAACGTATACCGCGTTTGCCGTAGATAGCAATGGATATATAAAAGCAGGCGATAGGATAGTTTTGAGTAAGACACCATTGGCAATTACGACGATAGGTACGTCATACGCAGATTATACTATCTTATCCGGTGACACTTTCCCGACTGCGGGAAAAAGTTACGAAGTTATATACCAAGATAACGGAATTGACCAAAGTTTTAAAATTAAATTCCCGGCGAAGGGCAACACGTCGTATGTCAACCTTTGTTTTTCTTTAATGTTCAATACGGCAAAAAGCAGTAACGATGTTACGATTAGCACATCTTCCGATAAAACATACAAATATATAAGTTGGAAAATAGACCACACCAACAAAAAAGTTATGCAAACGAAGGTTTCGGGAGGACAGTGCGCGGCAACAACGGTATACTTTAAGGGAATTTACGAATTACACGAGGAGTTTGGAGCGAAATGAGAATAGTGCCGATATCTAAACACGAATACAAGGTTTTTCCGATTGCCGACGAAGAATCCTACATCGAAATAACAAAAGAAGAATACGAGGGACTCGAATCGTTTGAAAAGTGCTTTTCCGATGATTTAACAAGAGTAGTGGACTATGTTAAGTCCGAAGAAGAAATTCAAGAAGAGCGCGTCAGGCAACGAAATTTTGAATTGATTGGGCAAATCGGTGAGTTGAAAGCAAAATTGGGGGAAAGCGATTATAAGGCATTGAAATACTTTGAAGGCGAACTAACGACAGAGGAGTATGCGCCGATAAAAGCCGAACGACATCTATGGCGATCGAAAATCAACGAATTGGAATCTCAATTAACGGAGGTGTAGCCATGGTAGCATCAATTATCATAAGCGTGTGCGCGAGCATCGTCAGCGGAATCGTGGTTTGAGAGATATGCTGTATGTTGAAAATAGTCACAATGCCATTATATCAAAAGAATTGTGGGATAAAGTCCACGATGTGCTTGATAAAAAAGGAAACAAAAAACTGCGAGGCGGAACGATTGACAACTATTCGTTTACAGGTCTTATAACTTGTCCAATATGCGGCAAATCATACATCCATAAGATAAACAATGCGGGGACTAAGTATGCTTGTCCAATATGGAGATGTAAAACTCAACTAACATATGGGAAAAACTCTTGCTCTAATACGGGAATAAAAGACTCGATACTTAAAGAAAAGTTTATAGAGGCATACAACGAGTTTATTGAAAGTAAGCGTTTTGGAGAAATAAATAGCGAGACCGAACAACAGTTGAAAAAACTCATAAATGACGAAAACGAACTTATAGCCTTACATGTGAAAGGGTTGATAAGCAAAATTGACCTTGAAAATGAACGAGTCGAGTTAAGAAAACAATGGAGAATATTAGAACGGCAAATAAATGAATATAGGCAATCTCATATCAAGAACTTGGAATTGAAACCGATAACTGAATTTAACGAAGAATTAGTCGGTAGAGTATTAAAACAAGTGACGATACAAGATTGGATAATAACGTTCGAGTTTTATAACGGTATAAAAATAAGTCGGCAATATACAAACGGACCGAGTGGAAACCAAAAAGGTTGGAAAGAAAAGAAACGATTAAAGGAGGCTCAAGAGTAAAATGGAAACGGTAATCAATAATCAACCTAAAGTGGTGAGAGTGGTAAGGAAAGTATCGTCCACACAGATAACCGCACAAAATATTCGGGAGCAGTTGACAGACACACGATTGCCCGTTGCTGCCTATGCAAGAGTCTCAACTACAAACGAAGAACAGGAAGACAGTCTTGAAAGACAAAAAGCACATTACACCGAATATATAGGAAATCGTCCCGAATGGCGATTCGTTGGAGTATATGATGACCCCGGCGTTACAGGAACGAGAGTAGATCAACGAAAAGGGTTTCAACGATTATTAAACGATTGCCGAGCGGGTAAGATAAAAAAGATATTATGTAAGTCTATAAGTCGATTTGCGAGAAATACGGTAGACGCGTTGAAGTATATACGCGAACTGAAAGAGTTAGGAATAGGAATATACTTTGAAACCCAAAACATAGACACGATGACGGCGGGCGGCGATATATTGATAACAATACTTGCGGCGATAGCAGAACAAGAAAGCCGAAATATGTCGGAGAATATTAAGTGGGCGTTTCAAAAGAAATTCAAAGAGGGAGAACTTATGTTAGTCTGCTCTCAGTTCCTTGGATATGATAGAGATAAAGATAAAAACATCGTCATCAACGAAGAACAGGCAAAAATCGTTCGACGGATATACAGGGAGTTCTTGAGCGGATACTCTTGCGCGACTATAGCAAAGAATTTAACAGAAGACGGAATACAGACAGTAACGGGTAAAAAACAGTGGAGAGCATCTGGCATAAGAAATATCCTTACTAATGAAAAATACTTTGGCGGTGCTTACCTTGGGAAAACTTGCAAAAAGGATGTCTTAAGTAAAGAGCGAGTAGCGAGCGACGAAGTGTATTATGTCGAAAATAGCCACCCGGCGATTATACCAAAAGATACTTGGGATTTGGTGCAATTAGAGTTAGAAAGAAGGAAAGACTATAGAAGTTGCACCGAAACGGGAAATGGCAGATATAGCAGTAAATACCCATTCAGCAAAAAGTTAATATGCGGAGAGTGTGGTATGGTATTCCGTCGGCATGCACAATATAAGAAAGGTGAGTATGTCAGGACATGGGTATGCATAACACATAAAATCAAAGGAAACGAATATTGCTCACAACACTACATATTAGAGGATGACATCGAAAGATGCTTTCAAAGGGTAATAAACGAATTTGTAGGAGATATGAGTCAGATAAAAGAAATCCTAAAAGAAAATGTCACAAGCACATTGAGCGAAAAAGACGATAATCGAGGTGAACAAATATTGCTGCGGATGCAGGCTCTGCAAGCGGAAATGATTAATATAAACCGCAAAAAGAGAGCGGGCGAAATAGCTTACGAATTATATATCGCAAAGGCACAGGAAATCGCCGATGAAGTGGAGAAACTTGAACGAGAGCAAAAGGAAATACAAGCGACGGAAAACGATAGGTTAGCCGAGACGAAGAGGCTAAAAGATATTCTCGAAGTAATAAACGAAATGCATCCGACGGACGAGTTCGATGGAGAAATGTTCCGCCGTCTTATAGATAATGTGATAGTAAAAGGAAATCAACTAACGTTCAACTTCAAGGTGGGAATTGTAAAAACTGCGACGATATAAAAACAGGGTCGGTGGATGATAAGTCCATCGGCCTTTTTTTGTTGTGAAAAAACACTCGAATTGACAAAGTGCAACATTTGTGGTATAATCCTATATATGAATAAGTATAAAAAAGAGTTACTTCACCTTTGGGGTAAAGTCGGTTTAATAGTCAATCTATCGCAAATGATAGAATACACGCTGGCAAATGTGTTGGTTTTTGATGAAATACTGCGTGAGTTTGAAGATAGGGATTCTATGTTTGTTTACGAGTATAATGAATTCGCAAAACGGGCGGAAAAATTATACAAAGAACTTGAAAAGAAACCATTAGGCTTTGGAATAGAAAAGGCAAGACAATTGGGATATTTTAATGATAAGTCACAAGAGTGGCTCAAGGCTATGTGCAAAGAACGCAACTTCGTTGTACATCGTCTTTTTAAGGAGGATTTGGTTGCAAAACATTTGGAAACTGATCCAACATTTTATTATGAGCGACTCGAAAATCTAATAGAAGAAATGAACGCTGTCAATAATAATCTTAATGAAATATTTGCCAAACAAAAGGCAGAATATAAATTAATTTGGTGAGTCTGTTTTATGACCATGGCACCAGTCAAGGTTGCAAAAAACAGGTGGTATGTGATTCTTAAATGTTCCGAAAAAGCCTTATAAAACCTATGATTTTTAAGGTTTTTTCTTTCAAGAATTCAAGAATTCGTGGTGTCCGCAGTCGCGTGATTCTTGGTGGGTTTAGATTTCTGGATGGTGGGGTAAAGATTAGACTTTTTGGTTTTTACACCCCGTAATTTTCGGCAAAATGAGGCTTTTTGTCCACGAGCCGCACAAGAGAACTGTACGCACCCTAATGGTAAATTAGAGTGCGTATATTTCTTTTCTGTCGAATATTTCGGCATAATTGTAAGAAGATGAATATAAAAACGGACAGCCGGGCGATTTTATTCGCTCGGCTTTTTCTAT